TTCAATTTCTCAACGACACCAAACTCCAGGCAAAGAAAAAGGGGAACCCTTTCGGATTCCCCTTCACACCGCCCAGCAGAGCGGATTTTGTTTGGTAGGCGCGATTGGACTCGAACCAACGACCCCCACCATGTCAAGGTGACCACGAAACGGATGCAAGCAATTGATGCATAAGGAAAATACACCTTTTTTCACAGCCTGCAAAACAGGCGATACGCCCTATAAGAATCAATAACTTAGCGTTGGATATTGCTACAGTGCTCCCCTCCCCGGCGTCCTGCCGAACGAACACAACCCCCTATTTCCCCAAGCTGTCATACGCCTGCTCGCAGGTCATTCCCCGGCTGTGGCTTTGGTCAGCATATCCTGCCAGGTCGCCCGCTCGCTGGTCAGCGCGCTTGAGCACGTCGGCAAGCACCAAGACGGCACGGGAAGCTGCCGCGCTTGCGGCGGCAGTGCAGGAATGGCTGCCGCCTTGACTGGCTGCGATGCGATTGGCAAGGCCGTCGGCTGCGCTGCGCAACCGGTCAGACTCGCGGTTAGCAGCAGTGACAGCAGCAGCAGCGGTATCGATAAGAGCTTGACCATTCTGGACTACCTTGTTGATCGCCTGTTGGCGGGATTGTTCTTTGTCGCGCTCGGCGGCCTCGTTGGCGGCTTTGGCGGCTTCATCGCGCGCATCCCGCTCGCTCCACCTGGCCTGCCAATCATCATTGGTAACCGTCTCACCGTGGTGATAGGCGCCGAACAGGGCGCCGGCCACCAGCAGCAGCGCGACTATATAGGGAAGTATTTTCATGCCAGCACCTTCAATGCCTTGTCGTACAGCGCCTGCCGATCGTCCTGGCCGGTGAGCCCACCATTGATGCGCCGGGTGATCTTCACGAATTGCCCCTGATCCGCCAGCGTGTTCAGCCCGCGGGTTGACCAGAACCAGGCCGCCGACATCGCAGCGTACTGCGGCTGCTCGAGCAGCTGGGGGTTATTGATCAGGTCCAGGCCCAGGGCTTCACCGCACGCGGCGTAGTTGGCTCGACCGGTGATCTGGATCAGGCCCCGGCCACGGTACTTGGAGCCGTCGCCCGGCACAGTGTTACCCAGGTCTGCGCGGCCTTCGTAGCCAGCCTGCTGCGCCGTAGGCCCCCAGATCTCGCGCACGAATCGCAACTGGCCCGACTCGTGCCCGACCTGGGCGATGAATGCGGCAACGCGCGGCGTGCCGACGATGCCGTAACGGTTCATGGCCGTGTTCAGCACAGAAACAAAAACGCCGGCTTGGCGGCCGGCGTTCGGAAGAATCTGCAGCAGCTGCTGCTCGGTGATAGGCATAATTTTCTCCGGAAAAATCCGCGCTGAGCGGGTGGCTGCGGCCGCCTACATATAGGCACCCCGTTAATAGTCGACTTCAGATAAAATCAACCCTACGCTACGAAATTTAAGAGGCATCCATCATGCATCTAGCATCCAAAACGGTAAGCATGCGACTGGTTGAAGAGTCGGATGCAGAGTTCATTCTTAGCCTTAGGACTGACGATAAATACAACAAACATTTGTCTTCCGTGAGTCAGGACGTTGATTCGCAAGTTCAATGGATCAAAAATTACAAAAAAGACGAGACTGAACGAAAACAGTTTTACTTCATCATCGAGCGAAATGATGGAGTCAAATGTGGGACCGTAAGAGTCTATGACATACAGAACGACTCTTTCAGCTGGGGAAGCTGGATACTGAATGAAGAAAAAACGCGATACGCCGCCATAGAAAGTGCTTTCTTGGTTTATAAATTTGGCTTTGGCGAGCTGGGCTTTAACAAATGCCACTTCGAAGTCAGGAAGGGAAATGATAAAGTTATTTCTTTCCATGAAAAAATGGGGGCTTTAAGAACGGGTGAAACCAGTATGGAATATCTTTTTGAAATAACCAGTGACGCTGTTTACAAGGCAAGATCTGTTCTAGAGCGGAAGCTTTGATTATGAGAGATCTTTGCGAAAATGAGCCTGACGACTTTAGGGGTGCGTCTGACCCTGACACGCCAGCTGAAAGGCTTTCGGTTTTAGCGAATAGCGAATCTGAAATTGTGAGAGGGGCTGTGGCTGCCAACCCCAATACACCAAAGGTCGATATTGAAACACTATCGAAAGACGAGAGTGAGCATGTCCGGGATTCGCTTGAATTAAGAAAAATAAATATCAAGCTGCAAGAGAGCCCTCCACCGAAACCCTCAAAATCGCGGCATTGAGGTTAGGCGAATATCGGCTACAAAGCAGCGCCAGAATATGGCTCCGGCTCGATTGGCCATGAAGGATTTTGTGGCCACTCCTTCTGACTTGAAACCCGGCCAAGCTTCAGATTGTATTGTCGCCAAAGCTTAATCTGGCTTTTGCGCAATGACAACTCAGACACTTCATCTTGGGTCGCTTCATCAGTCTCGACAGCGAATTCAAGTGTATCTATCCTTCCTGACAGGCTCGAGACCTGCCGATTCGCCATCGACACTAATGTGTTTAGATCAGCTGTAATTTCTATTAAAGCCATCTTGCCTTTGAAGGCTAGGTAAAGCGGGTTGCTGTCTTCCATTTCTACAACTCCAGGAAAGTCCCCCTCATCCTGCGCACAAGCAAATACCGCTACAACCTGCCCGCTCGACACCTGAGCAAAAATCATATCGTGTATCCTCCGATAAATATATTGGCTACCGCACTGCCGCCAGTCGCTGTAAATGTGTAATAGATTCTCTGGGCAGTAGGAGTTAAAACATTAAAGTTCGACGATATATTAGTTACCGCCGACGCAGTGATTTGCTGAAGCCCTGAACCAACGCCAGAGTTGTCAGCTGCGATTGACATATTGAGGGCACCGGCATTGGAGTTTAGCCCAGCAGTGCCAAAAGCAGACGTTGCATTTAGCGGTATGGCAGCAGAGACATTTAGAGCTGTGAAAGATGCAGAAGCCGCCGTTGTATTAAGCACGCTAATCGCGACGGCATTTATCGTTCTGTCAAACTGATAGCCCACTCTCAGCTGGCCACTGGCGTTCGTACCCCATACGCTGACTAGGGCTGAATAGGTGTAGCCAGATGGCATATTTGCGCCGCCATAGATAGACGGCGCGGCGGAAGAGGTCGCGTTCACAGCGAGCAATGCTGATGACAGGGTTGTTGGGTTATAGATGACGTAGATCGCGACATAGCCGCTGACCGGGGCCGTACCGGTATCCATGCCTCCGGCGCCAGTGGTTGCCAGGTTGATGGTTTTGCTGAACGAGGCAACTTTGATCTGAGCCCCACCGAGCGCAATACCCAAAACAATCTCATCTGCCGTCAACGTGGCGGTAGCACTTGCCGCGGTGACGGCCATTTTCAGGTTTCGCGTGGTGCCAATGACACCAGTCGATGCTGCTGGGAGTTGGTCCAGCAAAACAAAATCAGTGCCGTCGTACTCAACATCAGCCAGCTGGGTGACGGCAAACACGGCAGCCACCTTGGCACCGGTGGAGTCGTACTGCTTGATGCTCTTGGCGCCAAGGCCCGAAACGTTGATTGTGTCTGCGCCCGTGCTGTTTTGACTGAACTTCACGCGGAACCGCAAAGGCGATGAATAGGCTTGAATTGCGGGGGATGGAGCTAGGGTTAGGGCTCCAGCGGTTCCGGCAGTGGTGAAGGCAGTATTCAATTGATACTGAGCATTTGTCGCATAATTGGCTATGTACCAACTTAACCCATTGCTTATAAACTGAATTTGCTCTCCTGGGTTTACATTGATGGTGTTTGATGATGTTGCGCCAGAAATCATGGTAATAAGTTCGGCGCCATTGCCCTTTATCTGAGTGGCTGTATAAATAATAAGGTTTATAGTGCTTCCCGCTGGAGCAACAGAAACCGGGGGGAGAGTTTGAACTGCGCCACCCTGAACAACATACTCCTTACCAAGATAGGCGGAAGTCATTGAGGTTGAGACAGAGATATAACCAAACGAGTTATAGTTACCAAGTTGCGATTGCTGTACAGCATGCATGCTCTTTGTGGCAGGTGCTACCTGAAGGGCGCCGCCCAGCGACTCGATGATGATCCAGGCGCCGTTGCCGCCGTTAACCCCGGCCTGCACCAGATATATCATCACAGCAATGCCGGCCGGCAATTCACCACCTTGAAGCGGCTGGAGCGCCAAACCATAGATCGGCTTCGGGGCTAATCCGTCCGGAGCGTAAGTGGCGGCGCCAGTGTTCGCGTTGGCGATGTTGACACGTTGCGAGTAGCCAGAAGTGGTCGGAAGTGCTGCAAGCGCCGGAGTATTGGCCGCGGCGTAGGTGTTTGCGGTCCCGGTGTCGGTCAGGACAGTCGTCTGCCGACCGGCAGCCCGAATTGCAATCAGTAGATTCGCTTCGAGTGTGGCGGTTGTCCCGTCGTCGATGGCATTCTGACCGGACTGGTCGGCGATGAATTGCGCCAGCATCGAAGCGATGATGGAGGACTGACGCCAGGCCTTGTTGAGTTGCGCGGATGCAGCGGTACCCGCCGAAAATCCGTTGGACCGTGCCGTCAGGGCCAGGTAATCGGCCTGTGTCATCACATTGGCGCCCACGGCAGTGCCGAACGGCAAGAAGTCATTCGTTGGCATATAAACCCCGATTTATGTGTAAACGGTTCCCCAGCTCGATTGATCGAATCCGGCGACATATTGATTGCTGACGTCGAACCCGAAGATCGGACCCGGGCCAGAAGGGACGATGTAGTAGTTGATGCCTACGCTTTGCGGCTTGATCGGAATATGTCCACCGGTGAGCAGTGCTAGCTCCAGGGCTGTGGGTGGAGTGCCCACCACGCCGATGGTTATCGTCATGTCCTGGTTATCTTGGATGAACACGAGCGTGTCGCTGCTGAATACCAGGTCAAGGATCGCCTTAGATTGCCCGAGAGTGCCGTCCCACCGATTCGCACCGATCTTGGCGCGAATCAACGTCAGGTAAGTGTCATTGTCGAGCGCCGTAATACCGGTTGACGGGTCAAACGGCCCCTGCCATGCGCCCTGATCAAATCCAAGGCCGGCTGTGTCCAGGGCGAAATAGACGTTCGTCAGTGGTGTATCGACGTTCCGCAATACCCCTACCCACTTTCCGACGTCGTCGAGTTGTGCGTCTTTCGCATTGTCCAGGTCAAAAACAGCCGGCAGCGCGGACGTGGCTAGGTTGGCATCCAGAAAGCATTGCGCCACGACCTGAGTCATGGCCATGAACTTGGGCTTGTCGGCGTGCCGGCTAGTGATCTTCCCGGTGTAATCCGTGATATCTGCCATGTCAGGTCACCGTCAGGACGACGCTTGCAGGCGTGCAGGAGGCTGCGTGATTGAAGGCAAGCGGCACATCAGGTGCGCCAGGCCCGGAAGGACCGGTTAAGGTCAGAGCTGTCAGTTTGAACGTTGAGCTGCCCGGCACGCTGTTAGCCGCCGTAAGGGCATCAGCCCATTCAACCGTTCCGCTAGGACCGCCGCCGATGGCGACTTGATCCACATAGTCGGAAACGGCCTGCTGGACAGAAGTGCCAATAGTCGATGTGTAACCGGGGAGCGCCTTGAGCGAGATAGCTACGGTGATCGGGTCATATGTTGGCCTGAAAAGGCTGATCGTGATCGGCATGCCGTAGACGTTCAGCACTGTGATAGATGTCGTGCCATATGTTCCTCCGCCTGGCCCTTTGTGGGCAGCGATGGCAGACGCAATAGCCGTCGCATCACCACCCTCGACAACCATGGCCAAGTGATTGCCCGGAACCCCGTTTGCATCGGTGATCTTGGTGTCATTGTCATAGCCAACGTAACGGGTCACGCCTGGAACGTTGGCTACTGCGCCCACTGTGCCCTCTAGCACTGTCCGAGAAGGAAGCGCTGTCGAGGTCTTCTGCTTGGCGCGCAATGCCGCATCGGTCTCAACTGGTGCGCCAGGCGCCGCATCGCTAGGGTTGCTGACGCTCTGCCAGCCCCGAGTGGTAGTGATGATCTTGTTGATCTGCCCGGCAGTTGCCGAAATGGCTCCAGCCGTTGCGCACGTCGCTGTAACGGTGATCGTCCCGGCCGGCGGGATAGTGACCGTCGCCGGCAACGTCCAGTTGTTTCCGGCCTCGTCCTGCACAATTCCGCTGGTGATGACTGTGCCGGCTTGTCCGATGCAAATCACATCAGACTGAGAGTTGCTTGGCACCGCCCGAGCGATCCCGTTGATCTTCACGTTGCTCGACAGCGCTGCTTTCTGCGCGGTACTGGGCGAGAACGACAAATAAGTGGCAATTGTTGCCGCGTTCGCGTCACTGATGGCCAGGGCCCATACAGCAAGGGCCTGGCCGTCTTGCGAGTCGGGCTCAAGGTAGATATCAGCGCCGTAAATCGACTGATACTTGGTCTGTAGGTAGGCCAGAATCTGGGCGTACGTCGGCGCGGTGATCCCCGTCGGCGTAATAGTTGCTGCTGTCGGAGAGGTCATTTATGGCGTCCCGGTGATGGTCGTCGTTCCGTAGGCCGTGGTGACCTCGGCTGTCGCAGTGAACTTTCGGGTGCCCGGGTCGACGCTGCTGTCGTAGCTGTCGATCTGCACCATTCCCTGGGTACCGAGGATTCGCTTTTGCACTGAGGAATCTCGGGTGGCGACGGTGCGCTCGCCCAGCACATCAGGTAGCCATGGCATACCCTCTGTCTTGTCGAGGAACCATTCGCCGGCATGCAGCGTCAGGCGAGTGTCCACGGCCTGGGCAACGGCCTCGGGGGTATCGATCAGGAAGTCGGCCTGCTGGTGACCGAATGAGTAGTCGCCGTTGGCATCAAGCTTTCTATATCTCATGGCACAGGCACCCCGCTTGTTCCGCTGCCGGGCGTCACGCCGCTGGTATGGTGGTTCTGCAGGCTGATGGTTCCGGCAATCACGTCACCGGTAGTGGTCACCTTGCCGCTGACCTGCACGTCACCATTGATGGTCACTAATGGCGCGGTAAGGGTGATTCCGCCCTGCGCGCTAACCGTTGCCGAGCCGATGGTGGTTGCATTGATTGCGTGCGTAGCCGGGTTTACCTCGACGAACGCCTGGCTATCATCGCTGCGCAACTGGGCAGCCGTGGTGCTGATGCCATGGATCACCCGAGGCTGCGAGCGAAAGCCCAGAAGGACAAACCCGTCCGAAAGGTCATGCATGCGCAACTCAGGCTGAACCTGCACGCCACCCGACTGCCACCAGGCGTCGATGCAGCGCGAAGAGAACACCACCAGACACTCATCGTCGGCCTTCACGGGAAAGGTCAGCGTGCAGCCGCCGCCAGCCGGAAACTGCACAGGGCAGTCAACCAGCAGGGGGAGATCAACACCTGTCAGTGCGCCACTCTCATCCCGCACCTGACCATTGATTGCCGGCTGCACGGTGCAGGTCATAGACTGTGGGTCGAAGGACTGAATAATTCCGGGGAGTGCTGTCTGAATCTTGGACTGCCACCCGCCCATGGCGACTTTCTGCGCCATGACTGGATCATTGAACCGCTCAAGTACATTCATGGAGTTGCCACCTTGAAAAAAATATTAGCCGCAGTCCTTATTGCTTCTGCATCAAGCGCCTTCGCAGAAACAGTTCTTGTTGATCCTGGTGCTGACCACATGTTCGTAGGCGATCAGTTCAACGCTCGTTCGGCTGTAGAGGTCTTTTATGAGGACCGCCCCTGCACGCTGCCGATAACTGAGGCAAAGAACATGCGCGAATACACCACGACTGGAATTGCGATACCTATGAAGGCTTGCTGGGGTAGAACGCTCGGCGGCGGTGTCGTACGAGTATTCGAAAATGGCATGGTTTCCAATGCCACCGAGAACGCCTATGTCACTGCCAAAGTGGACAAGTCAGGGGCTGCCACCGTGACGAAGTCGATTTACAACAGAATCAACTATGAGCCTTGCACTCGCGCCTATCAGAAGGGGCAGTGGTGCCGTAAAGGTCAGGATTAACCAAATGGTTTTACCGGGCCAGGCGCCGCAATAACGCCTGGAATGCCCGTGCCAGCTTTGATCATTGAACTATTGGTAACAGAGGCATCGACCGCAATACACAGCGTCTCGGTGTACCAATCATTCCCCCGGTTGTCGCCATAGTGGTTTGCAACAAGAACTTTATAGAAACCATCCGAGTCGGTTCTTATTTGAATAAGCGCCAGATCCACAGCCGGCTGCCCAAGCGGTGCGGGGTTAAGGCGAAGTCTTTGAATGCTGGAGTTGTCCAGCTTTATGCGCTTCCCTACGCGTATCCCCGGATTTAGCAGTGTTTTAACGTTGATCCCGTTTTGGTTTTGTTCGGGAAGTCCAACCATTCCTGTCGCCGAGGTAACTACGACCGCCTCACCGGGCAGATAGGCATTGTTGGGGATCAGCGTCAACTTTCCATCTTGAAAGCTCCAGCTAACGTCCTGAGTCCTACCTAGAGAATCCAAGAAATCCCGCGTCATGCCGTAGAAGACTTTTCCCCGCGGAAGCGTGGCGGCCGACAGTTCCGGCGCCTCACCCATGGTGATGCCGCGAGAAGCCAGCGACTTCAACACTTGGTCAAGGTGATCTTGGGCAGTTGAGCCAGCAGCAAGGGTCACGTTCATTACGCCGAAGTTGTAGGCGCTATCCCCATCTGCGGCGGTGATGTCGATATAGGTATCCGTCTGGCTTTCCCGGCCGCGCCGCACCTGCTTTATGGTTCCATCGAAAATAGTGCCGTAATTCCCAGCATATCCAGCCTGCAGAACGACCCGTTCAAACTCCTTCTGGATTCTCTTAATCGTGTCGTCGCGGAGGTTGTAAACCCGAATGTCGGCGGTATTCGGCGTGCTGATGTCACCACGGCGCACCGAAAACCGAATGTGCATACCCGATAGATCAAGGGCCTCATCGGCATCGCCTACCTTGAGGCTGATTTGTCGTAAGTACTGAGGAATGCTCATCGCTACTCCGTGTACCAGTAAAGGTGCGAGCCCACCCCGAGGTTGTCGAAGGTTGGCACCGCGTCGGGATCTGCCGTGGTTTGCACCCACAACACACCGGTGAATCCGAGGTAGGCATACTGCTCCAGCAGGTTGACCCCGGTCACAAGGGGAATGCCCTCAATGATCGGGTTGTTGCTGGTATCAGCTATGTCGAGAATCCAGCCGGCGCCGTCGGCATTGCGCCACTGCACGGTCAGGCGGTATTTCGTGCCTGACAGCGAAATAGTGAACGTCTGAGGGGTTGAGGTCAGCGGTATTTCAAAGTTGGCCATGGGTCTATCCGTTCGGTGGCTGCCATCCGCCCGGGGCCGGATATGCAGTTGCGACCTGCTTGGTACCGGCGTCCGATGTTTCGCCGGTCGCCTGGGGCTGAGCCTGGTTTTCTTTGGCCGGCAGAGTAGTTGCCTGGGTCTGGACGATCAGTACCTGCTTGAACACCGCCGTCACCATGAGCGTGTATTCGCTCTTTTCGTCCGTGGTCTGGCTCAGGCTGCGCATCAGCATGTTGGTGTAGAGCCGCTTACCGGTCGAAACATCGAACGGGATGCGTGACTCTTGCAGTGCCAGCAACTGGTTGTAGATCCCGGACACGTAGTCAGAGCCAAAGGCGTCGCCGCCGGTGAGCGCAGAGACCAGGCCTTTAACCCCACTGAGCACGCCGCCAAGACTCGCATTACTCCAGCCGCACTTGATGATCAGGTCGGCCGGCTTCTTGAAGGCATGGTCAGTAATATTCGCGCCCAGTTCGACGGGGTGCTCTGTGATCTGCAATTCGTCCGTGGCCACCTCTTCCATGGTTACGTGGGCCACGATGCTGCCAATCGATCGTTTCGGGTCGATGGTGATGAAGCCTGCAAAGTTGGGCATATCAATTCACCGCCGTGTTCATGTTTCGGGTCAGTTCCTGGTTAACCCGGTTCTGCGCACCGCCTACCGCGTTCGCGGTTGCAGCAGGGTCGGTAGCCCCATTGACCGTGATATTGGTTGTTTGAATGAGCTGAGCAGCTGTTTCGCCACGAGAGGCAGCTTCGCGGGCACGCGCAGACTCGTCGATTCCTGGCCGTTCGTAGTAGCGTGATACTGTCGATCCAGCATCGCGGGAGTTTTCCGAGGCCTTCAACAGCTTGCCGGCCGCTACCTCGGCTCCCTCAGTGAGCTCGTAATGGACAAACTTTAATTGATCCTCAAGCGTCGACTGACGAATGTCCTTTCCGGCCCACTTCTTGAAGTTTTCCTGCCGGTCAGGATGCCACTGCGCAACACCGTAGGCCTGGCCACCATCCCCAACCGCTGAAGAATTGAAGCCGCTTTCGGCAGAAAGGTTCGCAGTAATCCCTGCTGACTGGGCCGGGGTCCATCCAAGATCTTGGAAAAATTGCATGACCCGACCAGCCATATCGTCGCCGCCACGGAGTCGACCATCAGCGGCATCCTCTGCATCGCGCCTGCGCTGGACAATTTCATCTTCGCCCTCATTTAGCGAGGACGAATAAAGGGCGGACCCCAACCCTACTGCCAGGGTTGATAGCGCTGTTGCTCCGGCGGCGGCCGCTCCAGCTCCGGCAATGCCGGTGCCGAGGCGGACGAATGCAGCTGCCAGACTGGCGATGCCACTGACCACTGACAGCGCGCCGATAGCATTCAACAGGCCCAGCAGAACGATAATCCGGGTGCTCCAACCGTCTGTTGCCTCATCGAGGTGGACGAAGAAGTCCCAAATCTTTTGCAGGTAAGGGCCGGATCGCTCGGCGAAGTCGATCAGCTTGACGGCGATGTCAGCAACCCGGTCAGCGATCATCGGCCCGTTTTGTTCGAACCACGTGGCGAACCGCTGCAAGTCCGGCCCCAGCTTGCGCATCAACGCAGACTGCACCTGAACAGAGAATGTTTCTAACTGCAGCCCGCCGCTGCGCAACACCTCCATGAAGGCATGCGCATCAACGGTTGCCTGGTCCAGGCCGCTGTCCCTGAGCTTCTTCCGGTTTTCCTCGATCTTGGCGCCGAACTTGTCATCCTGGATCGCGCGCAGAGTCCGCTCATCAATGCCCAGCACGCCGGCATATTGATTGGCCTGGTACCACGGCATTGCTTTGAGCTTCTGGCCAATGTTGACCAGCATGTCGGCGGTGTCTTTCAGGTTGCCATTGGCATCCCGTGTCTGCACGCCGATGCCTTTGAGAAAGTCCTCACCGCCCGGGTTATCCCGCAGGAACTTGGCGATTCCTTCGATAGAGCCGCGGGCCTCATCCGCTGAGGCTCCCAAGTCACGCGCGGCATACTCGGCCGACTTCAGGCTTTCGGCTGAGGCGCCCACCCGCTGGGACGCGAAATACAGCCCCTCAAGATTGGAAGCAAACGCCGAGACGCCGGCGGCAACCGTCAGCGATGCACCGGCAATCACGGTCACCAGCTTGACGACACTTTTGGTCGCAGTATCGATACCCTGGGTGAAATCCTTCGCACCCTTCTGATCGACCTTGAAGCCTAGGCCGACCAAGAACTCCTTGATGACGTCTTGATCAGCCATTTATTCCTCCAGAGCCCTGCGAATCCGCTCCTTGTTCTCGGCGCGGACCAGCAGCGAATCGTTCATTTTTGCGATGTCAGACAGGTCTAGCGTCCCGTCGATCAGGGATTCATACCGACACATGCCTTCGTGCACAGGGATCAGCAGCCAATCCTCACCACCGGGAAGTTTTTCCAGTTCGACCGTCAGCCCTTTGGAGTGCCCTGGCCGGTAAGCATCCCGCGTAAAAAAGGGCCAAGCGAATCCACTATCACCCGGAAACAGAGCTTCATCATCAGGCCCAGGTCGATGTCATCGAACATGCAGACGTTATGAGCAGTGCTCCAGACGGGGAACCAAGACACGCCCTGCTTGCGCTGCACGACGCCCAGGCAGGTAGAGAGGATGAACTCAGCTGTTTCGTCCGGCATACCGGCGATGCCATCGGCGAACGGCTGAAGCATTTCGGCCAGAGCGCCCAAATCTCCGCTCAGTGGCACCGGCACATTCGCCGCTGCGCCATCCTCGCCAACCGCTGGCACTGGCGCCTGCTTGAGCTTGAGGAAAAGCGGGATCAGCGTCGGGATGATCGGCGCCACCTTGCGGGACAGGTGGAACTGCTGAAAGGCGTTGAGCTTGCCGATCCGGAATGTATCGGCGCCCAGTTCGAAGTCGCTCATCAGTAGGTACCCAGGATTGCGTCAATTTTGATGGAGTCGAACACCCATTCAACGATGTCGCCGTCTTTCTTGTAGTTCAGGTCCGGGCGCTTCTTGAAGGCGCAGCTGCGGCAGCCAATGGCGTCACAGCTCGCGTTGTTGGTGATGGTGATGACGTTCATGCCCCACAACGATGAACTGAGTCCCTGAGCGTCATAGAGGGCCATCAGCTTGGCATTCTGTGGCGATGTCTTGAGCAATCGCACAGTCACCGTGCCAGACTTTCCGGCGTGCAGCGAGTGCATGCCCTCGCCGTCGGCGCCGATGGTCATGGTGTTTTTATCGTCGGTCATGGAGGTGGAGATACCCTCCTCAGCATTAGCCGATCCGGCGCCGAGATCGATAACTGCGCCGGCACCCACCAGGGTCGCGCTCACATCGAGAAAGCTATAAGTAGGCATTGATCAGGCTCCGATCAGCGGTTGACGTTGACAATTACGTCTACGAAGTGGACAGCGCCGGCCAGCTTCACGGCGATCTGAATGACGGGTGCCTTGCGGGCTTCGCGGTCAGCCTGGGACTGCGACTCGATAGGCGCGGCGTAAACGTAATAGCCCTTGGTCAGGAGCTGCCCGGTAGTGATCGCACCAAATGCAGGCCCGCCCCATTGACCCGGCGCAACCAGTCCATTGATCACCGATTGGTCAAGGCGCGCCTCAAGCGTGGTGACGATCTGGTTAATGCCAGGGTTGGTCTGCGGCACCTTGGTTTGATTGGTGTACAGCAGGTTGTAGACGGCGGTTTGCAGGTCGTTCTGCAGCCAGTCCAGGCCGTGCACTTCGTCGAAGAAGTACCCATTGCACATCACGCCTTCCTGGATGATGGCCGTGTCATTGTTGTAGTTGACGAATACGTTGCAGTTTTTCGACTTGAGCGCGGCGGCCTGCCCCTCAGTCAGGCTTTCGGCGGTAATACCGGGTTCCTGCTTGAATTTCAGGGTGATCGCGGTGTTGTTGCCCTGGAAATTTACCGTGAAAGCACGACCGAACATCGATGCTGCAGCGTACGGCGTGGCACTGGAGAACTGGGAAAAGGTGCGTTTGTAGTTCGCGGCCTTTAGCTTGCTGGCAATGCCGGTGGCATCAGTAGGATCGAGCGCCAGCGAATTCTGGGTGGTGTAACCGAAAATCCGGCTTTGGCCAGAACCTTCGATGAGCGCCGCCACAGCCAGCACATCAGTCTCGGCCAGAGAAGCGTCAGCCACTAGCAGCCCATACCAGTCGTTCGACATACCAGTGAGGCGAGCCACTGCATCGACCAGAGCTTCGGCAATCACGCCATTGACCGGTGCGGATGCAAAACCTGTCTGAAGGCCAAGCAAGACCGACACATCTACACCGCTTGCTGGTGCCTCGGCATACGTGATGGTCGAGGTAGCGCCAGTGGTCGAGCTGGTTACTTCGAAACGGCTTTGTGTGGCATTCCATACGCAGGTGCCTGCGGAGGCCAGCTTGGTGGTGATGATCGACGCAACGCCGTTCAGATTGGTGACGCCGGAAAGATCGATGGCCGACAGGTTTTTTAACGTGCCGTCGATGGTGATCTTCATGCCGCCGGCGGTAACCGCGGTGAAATTCGCGATTGCTTGCTGGGAAGCAGACAGGACAGCCCCCTTCAACAGTGCTGACGTAGCGGTCTTGGCCCAGCGACCAATGTAGACAATCGACGGCTGTGGCGACTGACTGAAAAAGTAGTTGCTCGCAAGGTACTCAGGCGCTGCAGTACCAAAGTCACCCACAACACCGCCTGGCGCATACGGGCGCAGGCCCTCGCTCACATCGATAACTGGGGACGAACCGAGGACCAGCAGCGCGCCAAAATTGCGCGTAGCAGCTGCCTTCGGAGACATGACGATCTGGACGTTCACGACGTCCGAAATGGCAAGAGTCTGCATTGCTTTCTCCGGGTTGGATCAGTCGACGATCACCGGATCGGCCGACAGGATGTTAAGGACTGGATAGACGCGCACCACTTGGCGCCGCATCTGAATGAAAAGGTCGTAGCGGCGCACCCACTGCTGGTTGACCAGCTCAGGGACCGGGCGAATGTCAGAAGCACCAACAAATGCCATGCCCAGGGCTTTAACCGCTTCGCTGTTCTGGGGGATGAAGATTCCGTCACGCAGGATCGAGGCATAGCTCTGGGCCTGCGGACCGTAGAACGAACACAGCACCTCAAGCTCTTCGTGCATCTGGTACTGATCGTGACCATCGTCCGAGCTGTCATGATTGATGGCCGGGTTGGCGATGGTCTTGGTGTTGTGCACGCCGATCGCGCACCAGTTGACGTCCGGCTCTGGCTGCTTTGGCGGCTTGGCCTGCCAGCGTGGCCTAACGAACTTTCCCGGCAGGCCGCTGATACCGACCACCATGGCCTGCAAGACGTCTTCAAGCTGGTCGTCTTCCGGTGGCGCAGGCGACCCCGCCGGTGCGAGGTAGCCACCGGTTGCGGAGGTATTTGCCATGGGTTATCCCGCCAGAGGAAGAAGGTCGCAGGTAGCGCAAACGAAGCCACGACCGAAGTGGCCGTAGTCGTTGACGTTTGAAACGGTGTAGGTCTTGCCGCGCCAGGTGACGATATCGGCGGTTGTGTCGCCTTCGCCGGCCGTGAGCTGGAAGATCGTGTGGATGGTGATGGAGCCTTTCTTGCGTTCACCACCCGCCAGGCGTTCAAGGATGTCTCCCTTATCGCTGGTGACCACGCCTGCGAACGCGATGTTGGTTTCGGTCGAGGTTGTCCGGCCGTTATCGCCGACCTCCACGACCTGGCGCTTGCAAGCAAGGCCCGTATCCATGAAGTCTGGGTCGAGCAGGACATCTGTTACGTCTAGTTGGGCCATAGTCAGTCCTTCTCGCGGATGACGTAAGTAATGGAGTTGCGCAGTTGGCCGGTGTCAATCAGGGGCTTCACAAGCCCTGATTCAGGAGGACCTATCTGAATCTGCTCCAGAAACTTTTGGGCTCCCTTCCTCCCACGTCGAGCCCGCGCCTTGATTGTTTCCATCGACAGCGGCGCAAACTCTCCGCTGTTTATCTCGTTCCGAGCGCCAGCCTGCGCAATCAGGCCCGTTGCGTTCAGCTCAACATCCACCTTTTCAGAATTGCCATCCATGGCGGCCTTGGCTGCTTTCTTGAGGTGGCTGTTGATGCTTTCCTGCGCCCTGGCGATACCAGGGTTGAGGAATGGGCGCGCCGGGATATTGGCCTTCGGAGAACCGTACTCATGGATGTAACCAAGCTGAGCATTATTGACCGGCTCTTCATCGCCTTCCTTGCGCTCTGCCTTCGATGCCGGGATGCCCACCATCACCTGCTTTCCGGCGAGCTCCTGAATGGACGCCAGCACTTTGGCCACATTGTCGGTGGTGATCTTCATGCTCAAAGCTGAATCCCCCCAGTGCCGACCATGCGGGCTAGTTGCAGGAACTGGATGCCGTAGGTGGTCAGGTTAAAGAACCCGCCGTCCTGAAGCGCGACGGCGCCGGTGTCGTAACCCGCACTGACCTTGTCCACCGACTTGGAGGTCAGCGGGCCTTTCACCTGCCCGGGCGTACCACCCACCGTCGCCGCAAGCTGGTTGCCGGCCGCGACTGCCAGGTTGTGAGCAATGAACAACTCAAGGCCCACGTCCAGGTAATCGCACCACCGGTCAGGTGCAAGCGTCTTCAGCCCCAGGTTCAGCCATAGGTTCACAGCGGAGTCTGAATACTTCGAGGTATCGGCGAACTCGGGGAAGTCCGCGCGGAACTGGGCGGCATCCATGGGTTACTCCAGGGAGACAGTATCGGCCGTCACCACTTCGGTATTGGCCTGACCATCCGTAGTAGCTGCGGCCCCATCAGTGACGTTGGTGCTGTCGGATGCTGCTGCATCGGTACCTTCCGGCAGATCATCCGTTTTCGATGCTGCGCGGATCGCCTTTGCCTGCTTGGCCGTCACCACTTCGGTATTGGCCTTGACGTACCAGTGTTCCGCAATGTCGTCCTCGACCTCTTGCAGGCCGGCTTCGAAGTCGCGGATACCGTCAGCCAAGTTCAGCTTGAAGGCTTGGAGCACATTGAGAAATTTCATGGTGCTCTCCTTAGATTCCGTCGCGGTAGCCGACAGTTTCAGGGTAAACCACTTCGGTGACGCCCAGGCGGCCGTAGTAAGTGGTGATCTGACGAATCCCGCGATATTCCAGCGGGGTGCGCTGCAACGGTACCAGCGGGAAGCGAACGCGATCCTTCTCGTTGGTATACGCCATCATGCGGTCAGTGCCCGAGGCGCCACGACCGGTCAGCCATTTCAGCGGTTGGATGTTCAGCGGACGGCCTGTCAGGGCATTGGTCAGGCTGTTGATGCGCAGATACTCGATAATCGAGATATTACCCGCGCTGGAAACCTTCCGGCTTACCAACTGGCTGAACTTGAGCGGCGGCAGGCGCAGCTCGGCAGGACATACAGCAAATGCCGATGCCGACCAGGTGCTGTTCAGCAGATCGTTCACGTCTGCGAGGATCTGGTCTTCAGTCGCGGTTGCCCAGTTGCCGGTGACGGCGTTGCTGACGTTGGTCACCACTGAAGAGTTGACCAGGCCGGTTTCACCCAACTCGGTATCACCGATGTAAACCTGCTCATCGGTGTCCATGTTGTGCTTGAGCTGGAGGCCGGTGAACTTCTGGCTGTCGACCGGACGGCCAAGCTGCATGGCAGATGCCAGCTCAGGCAGCGTCCAAGAAAGCTCCATACCCCAGAGGGTCAGAGGTTTCGGGGTCTTGCCGATGTCCAGTGCCAGGCTCGCGATCGAGGTGGAATCCTTGCCGATCCACGCCTTACCGGTGGTGCTGGTACCGCCAACAGCAGCGAAGGTGCTGTTGGTGAAGCTGGATACTTCGTCGGCGATGCTGACGTCTTCACGCAGCTGAATGTCCCGGCTCCAGGTTACGGTGGCCAGCGGGCCATGCAGGGTCTGGTCGAGCCGTTCCAGCTCGCCGACCAGAAATACGCCGGTGGAATCGATGGTCTGGGCGTCGAACGTCATGAGGCCGTCGCGAGTGTGGACGCGCTTGTAGCGCGGCAAAATCAAGTTGCTCATCGAGCGTTCCCCTTAGATGTTGTAGGCGATTTCGACGTTGCCAGAGGCATCGGCGGCGCCCATGAAAGACGCGGTGGTGATCGCGACGGTGTTGGTGCTGTCGGCGGCCGCTTCGATACCGCCAATTGGCTTGCCGGCAGCAGCAGCCGCGACACGCACATAGACCTGGCTGTCTTTCGACGCGGTACCGGCGTTCAGCTTCACGGTCATGTAGCCACGGCGCAGAACGTCTGCAACGCCCTTGGTCTGTGGAGTGCTGGTGCCGAGCGGGTCAGATCCAGAACCACCAGTGATCGGATATGGCCGGGCAAACAGACCATATTCAGCGCCAGCAACATCGCCTGCACCGAACGGTACGAACTGGCCACTGGCGATCTTGCCGAACAGGCCGTAACCCGCAAACGGCAGCGAAGGATTCAGAAACACGGGCTCAATCGTCGCCTGGCTGGCGCGAGTTACGTCGCCGGGAATGCCCGCAGGCATCCGGTACAAAAATGCGTTGCTCATCGGGTCGTTCCTCAGTTACGGCTCTGGCTTGGATTCCAGAACTCTTTGTTGCGCTTGTTGATCTCGTCCACGCTCAACGGAGCGCGGCCAAAGTCCTTGGTGTTGATCGTGGTGCGGGTACCGGCGTTGTTGTTCCTGGCCTTGGCCAGTTCCGACGCGCCGACGAACACCGCAGAGACCTGGTCAGCAGTCAGCTTCGAAAGGTCACGGCCTACCAGGAACGGCTCAACGATGGTCTTGCCGTCGGCGGTTTGCATGGCGGTGGCCAGCGCCGCACGCTGGCAACTGCAAACGTGATCAGAGGTTTTCACCTTCGCGTCACGGGTGGCGAGCGTGATGCCGGGGACGAGTACTTCCGCGCGGGAGCGCAGATCGGTCATAACTTCGGCGTCACCCGTGTAGGCAGTGCCGAGCGCTTCAGGGGTCTTGTTGACAGGTTCGGGTTCGAGCAAGTTGTCCTTGGTTTTTCCTTCTTGCTCCTCTTCCTCATCCTCGGTGATTTTCTTCACCTCGGCTTCCATGTCGCCCATGCGCTTGTCCATGGACTTGATCGCTTTGAGGATCGAATCGAGGGTTTTGGAATCGCCGGTTTTCACCGACTTGCCTTCCTCCTCCTCTTCTTCCTCATCGCTGGTTTTGGCGCCCTCAAGCGCTTCTTCCAACGCCGCTTCATCCTTCGCGCGGAAGGCCGTCATTACCCGGTCTCGCCAGGTGCGTTTCGGTTTTGCATCAGTCGTCTTGGCCACTTCGGAATCTCCAATTGCACATCGCGGGCCACAGCGGCCACGCTCTACCAGGGCTACGTGGTTTCCCACGATGTTCATCTGGCGGCCGCGACCGACAGCCAGTTGTTCGTAATCGGCGTCATAGCCGCAGGACACCTCGCGCAGGGGCTTAACCGGCGCTCCGGTTCCAGGATCGTTGGTGATCCTGACCAGACCGATTGCCTCTGCATCGGTGATCAGCAGGTCAGCGATCATCAAATCGTTTTCGATGCCGTCACCCTGCCGAACGTTTTGGGTGATTCCGACGCTCAGCTCACGCCAGTTCTCTGGGGTCACGAAGTCATCTGGATGGCTCAGGGTGACCGGCTTGCCTTCGAAGCTGGCAATGGTCTCTGGCCGGAACACCTCGTCCGGATTTCTCTCGATCGTCACCAAGCCGCCGTCGCCGCCCTGCACGATTGGGCCGTCATCGTTGACCAGCTCGCTTTCGTCGTAGATCAGCGTTCCGGTGCGAGCGATGGGTACCGCCTCACACAGCAGGAAGCCTTCAGGCGTCATCCGCTGCCGAGCGCTCAGGCGTTCAGGCGCAAACCAGCGCCCAGCCTCGTCTTGGGTTCTAGCGTGCATAGAGGTTCACTCAGGGATAACGGGGTCGGGGTAGCAGCGGCAGTTCGGCAGGCAGCCGGCGTGCCCAGTGAGCTTGTCTAGGGTGGGTGGCGAATCCCATCGAACGAACTTGCCGTTCATTTCCTTGTGGGAGTGGCGCACGTCGCTGTCGCCGGAGGTCCTCCAGATGTACCCCTCGCTACCCACCGACTTGGCACGAGCCTCGGTCAGCGTTGCAGCGGTGCGGGATACTTCGGTGCGGGCGATCAGCTTGGCGCGGCTTTCGGCCACATCGCCCGAGCGCATGATTTCCTTCGCGATCTCTTTGGCCCGGGTGCCGTCTTCGATTCCCTGCAGCGTAAGCTCGTGCACGCGCTTCGCCGCGTCGAGCGGGATGCTTTTGATCAACGTGACCTGTTCAGCGAGCAATCCCTGCATCGCTGCACCGGTGGGCGCGGTGCGGATCTCCTGTCGCAACGCCTGGGCCATCTGCTCAGTGAGCGTTGCCCAGGCCTTCCGGTCCTGCTGGTTGACCTCGGCAATCATCTTGCTCGCGGTTGAGACGGCCCAGTCATTCAGCAGCTCCGCATACCGGTTCAGCATATGCTCGATGGTCGGCTCGACTGTGGGGTCACCAGGTGGAAAGCCGTTGATGATGCTTCCTACCTGGCGCGCCACCTGCGACAGCGAGGACTGGTATTGCCGCTCAGCTCTACTCGCCCTGACCGGGTTCCGGTTTCGCTTTTTGTCCCGTGTTTTCAGGCGCATCAATCAGATCCTTTTCGCCAGGGACTGGTGGTGGCTCGTTTTCGGCCTCTGTGATTTCGTCGTCAGTGATGTTCGACCAGAGCCCCGTAGTGTTACTGGACTGGCGCAGCTCTTTGAGAGCAGTGCCGCGGTCTACGATTCCTGAGTCGAACGCCTGAACAACAGAATTCGTATCCTTTGCACCAACTTCGGCTTTCTCGGTATCGCTGAGCTGCCATAACGGAACGAAATCGAATGCAAAGCCATCAGGCAGCGGCTTTCCAAGCTCAGACCGGCTGACTACGTCACACAGGGTCGTCACACCAGCGCGCAGGCATGAGTCCTGATCGGCCTTCACGCTGTCGTAGTAGATGCGCACCGACGTGTCGTCACCGTTGCTGATGCCACCCGGAGACTGGCCGAACAGGATGATATCGGGCGTCTCTACAGCCGCGCAGACCTGCTCTCCGAACTTGTCGATCACATCGGACAAGCCGGTAAAGCTGTATTGGTGCGTTTCAAACTCGTCCGTCGAATCCATTAGGGTCAGCCCTTCGTTGGACTGGAACTGACGGATCATGTCGATCTGCTTCAGGAGCGCCTCAAAGGTGCGCCCACCGGTGGCGATCAGCTCGCGCAACTTCTCGACCCTGTACGTGCGTAGGTGAGCTTTGTAGACCAATTGGGCGGTGCCAGATGTGACACTATCGAACGCAACCAGACGATCCCACAGGCGCTCAAGGACAGACTGCCCCCAGCCGTTCTCGGCAATGCGCTGCCAGTACGGCAGCTCAACACCTTCACGCCGGATCACGCGGGTATAGTGGATTTTCTGATTGATCAGCGCCTGGGCATCGGCCACCACGGTGTAGTACTTCGGCTTTCCGAGGTCAGGCCCGTATTCGGTTATCAGGTTCTCCAGTGACGGTTGAACGAGCCAGCGGTCGAGCACCAGCAGGCCTTTGAACTGGCCGGGGCCAATCGTATCCAGCCGAAGCGGAGTTTCTGGGCGTTGACCATCGATTAGCATCACCGCGATCGAGCCACCGTATAGCCGAGACCACTTTTCGTTGTCGCACAGACCTTTCCAGATTTGAAGGCGCTCAAAAGCACGGGACAGCTTGTCCTTTTCCTCTGGCGGCATGATCGAGTTGAATTCTATCCCCTCGCGAGTCATGTCCTTGGCTCGGCAATCCACGGCACGGCCGGCAAGCCAGCTGGACCGGTAAACAGCCTCCATCTGGATGCGGTTGCGGCTGACGAAGTTGAAACCGTAGCTGCTGTCGCCGTGCTGGTTCTGGGTGCCAAGGCCGACGCGCGCCGTGAAATTCTGGAAACTATCGTTCGTCATGAACGACTTTCGCGCTGCATCGGTCTGCTGGTTTACCTTCGCAGCCCGAGCGTTTAACTGATGTTTTCTGCTCATCCTGCGAGTCTCTTCCAGATGTCGATGGACCTGGCCGCCGGCTGATAACAGATCATCACGGAGTCGGCGAGGTTAGGTGATTTCGTACCTTCGGGAGCCTTGTCGATGACGACTTTGCCCACGGCGTTGATGGTGTAAGTGGGTTGCGACAGCTCCATAGTTAGGAGTGACAACTCGGCCAGGTCCGGCGATATCGAAATAAGTTCGTCCGGATCGAACGCCATCCCCTCGACCACGGCGCGGTATGTCGCTTGGAATCGCATCCTGAGCGCCCACCATGCCTGCGCCTTAGCGTTGGCAAAGAAGTCCTTATTGAGGCGCTCCTTTACCATCTGGCCTTCTGGGTCGTACACGCCACCAGAGCCGCGAAACGGCTGGTCATTGATCTGCTGCGTGCCAGCTGTATGGCGCAACTCGTTGATTACCCGAGCATCGCCTCGCACCCCGGCACCAAGACCATCGGCGTCATAGTCGAACGTCTCGTATCGACGCTCATCACAGATCGAAAACGCCTTGACCACGGTTGCGTAGATATCGCCACCCTTGCCGGACCAAGATTCGATGAAGTCGAGCAGGAAGCCATGACGACCGGAAAAGGCATTCTTATCGACACCCTCATCCGCGACATCGAGGCCTCCGCGACGCATACCGGAAGGCTCAATGCCTAGCTTGATGTGTGCGCCGATGGCCGCCTGCACCCAGGCAGACGGGATCACTACGCCCTCAACAGAGGCCGAGTAGTTGATGTCGATCTCTTGTGCCACGGTGACGGGGTCCAGGTCATTGACCTGCTTCTCGTACCATGCATCGTCCTTGCGCGGGTCATCCCGCCAGTGGAACGTGAATACCTTGATCTTGCCGCTGTGCCTGCGCTGTGCAAATGAGTTGCCCATGCCGTTGGGTGTAGAGATGTCCTGCCGGCAGTTGGTGGTGGCCGACAGCGAAGCGTCGACTAACTGAGGACGCTCAAGGAACGCCGACTCATCCACGATGTAGAAGCTGGTCCGGTCTCCACGGCCAATGCCATCACCAGACTCTCCAGTGATCACCGAGCCGGTATCAGGGAACAGGATGCGCATGTGCGGGGCATGCTTGCGGTCGTCCCAGGTGCCACGAAACTCCTTTGGCAGCAGCCGCATGAATGTGCGCGCCTTATCGAACAGCGACTTGGGCGAACCGATCTTGTCGACATACTCTTCTTTACGGGAACCGAAGCCCACCACAAAACCGGAGTTGAACATGCATACGGTTGACGCCAAGCCAATGGTGAGCCAGGACATACCCATATCTCGGGTCTTCTCAGTGATCCCTGGCTCTTGATTGCGCCAGCGATCCATGAACCACTCAATCCACTCTTCCTGCTTGGGGAACAGCAGGAACGGGATTGATGCAGGAAGGCCTCGTTCAACGTTTCGAGGGTCGGCAGTCATGCCCCAGTCAATGATGAACTGGGCAGGGTTGTCACGGTAGAACGCTCGAAGGGCTGGAAGCATCGTCGGGTCGCGTCGAATGCGCGCAAGCCGCTCAGTTCGCCATTCGAAAACCTGAACATAATCAGGGTTCTTGAAATCGAACTGAAACGGGATGGGCATTTCAACCGCCTGACATGAGCTTCTGATAGATACGGGCGGCCTCAATAGGGTCGTCGCTGGTTGCAGAGATGGGCACGTCTGATGGGCTAGCACCGTCGCCGCCCAGGTCATATGCCTGGCGCTCAAGGGTGATCAGGTTCTTCAGCGTCTCGCCGAGTTCTTTCATGGTCTTGGTGCGATTCGGTAGCCCGCTCATCTTGCTGGCCAGCTTCAGGACATCGGCCATTGCGTCGCCGTCGTCGTGATCGCCATCCTTTAGTTGAGCAATCAGCTCCTTGATCGTGCCCTGCTCATCAGTCAGCGCTTCTAACTCATCCAGCAGCTTGTTGGCGAGCCGGCGCCCCCGACCAATGTCAGTGCGATGCGCCAAGCGGATGTCAGCAATGACCTGAGCATTCGCCTCAACGATTCCACGTTCGGTTGCCAGCGTTTCCGTGGAAACCTTGGTGGAAACCTCAGCTTTGGAAACCAGCGAATCAGCCTTGGCGTGGATCTTTGCCTTTAGGTTTCGATCCCATCCACCAGCTTTAGCTCGCTTATTGATTGCCGTATGAGAAACGCCACAGGTAGCGGCGATCTCTCGTACTGACAGCACGCCAGCCCTGTAGAGCTGCTCAATGCGCTCCCAGTCGGTTGGTTGCTTATCGGTCATAACGTTGCCTCATCACCTGGATCCATCACGCGGCACCGGGTCGCCTTGCGCGCCTGAGCCTCAAGCTTGTCAGTGTCGACCTCAAGGCCTGACAGGTAAGCGAAGGTGTTCACCGCTACCATGTAGAGGCGGAACCACCATGGGTGATAGGCCAGGAATATGACTGTTTTGGCCATGATCCAACCTACCCCTCATCAGGAATCTTGCAGATATGTCCGCGCCGAGCGATCGCATACAGCACGACAGCGATATGCATCGTCATCGTGAATGGACTTACCGGGTGGCCTTTGATGTTGAAGATGAAACTGCCGAATGCTGCAATGGCCACGAGGTAGAAAGACGCACTCAGCACCGGCTCATCCATGGGGCGCACTCGGCGCAGGTATTCAGCAGCAGCAATTACCACCAGCACACACAGAAACGCATCGGCAACTTGTAGGATGGTATGCATTACGCACCTCCTGAGACGCCAAACACTCCCGGCATTGCTTTCTTCAACAGGGGAATGATGTTCATAGCCAGAAGGCCAATCAGGAACGCGACGCCGTATTGAGTTTCACCGCCAGGCTCAAGCTTGAAAAAGCTGATCGCCAAAGGGGTGCAGAAGATCGCCGACAGGAAACCGGTGAAGAAAGCCCAGAACGCTTGCTTGCGGGTCAATCCCTGCAAAAAGGTAAGCGAGAGGATTGCCCCGGCGAAGCCAGCAATGACGACGCCATACTTCACGAGTAGCACGCCCGCGGCAGTCGTGCTCGCTGGTTCGGCCATGGTGTGACTCCAAGGAATAAAAAAGGCCGTCAGGTGGCGGCCAAACGCTGGGGAGCAGCGGCGAATAGGTCAGCCCCGGCAGCACTCCCTGCTCAGAGCAAAGGGCGTGGTAGGGCTGAAACAAGAAGGCCCCGATCAATGTCGAGGCCCTGAAAAGGCACCGAGGCACTCCCCCTCAGTTGCTCAAGTTGTTTTGGCTCCCTGAAAGTTCTCAGATCTACGCCGCAGAGGCTTGAGGCCCCGTGCCTGGTCAGCCCGTAGGGGCTTGAACCCTCTTCCCCCGGTTATGAGCCGGGCGCATCAACCGTCAATGCTTCGGGCCAGATTTGGAGCGGATACAGGGAATCGAACCCTGATCGAAAGCTTGGAAGGCTGTCTAGCGACCTGCGCTACCCGCAAAGCAAAAAGCCCCGCACAGTGGCGAGGCTTCTAAATGAACTAGGGCATTTTTTGCACTAGTTGGAATTGGTGCCGCCCGATGGAATCGAACCACTTAGCACTCGGCGCAGGATTTACAGTCCCGTGTACGTCCCAGCGTACATTCAGTCGGCGTAATTTGACGGAAGGTGAAAGAGTCGAACTCTTACCGTTTCCGATAGCTCCGGGTTCAAACCGGATTGCCCACCACTGGGCGCCACCTTCCAGAAACGAAAAACCCGGCGCAGTGGCCGGGTCTCTTTGATCATCGAGTAAGTTGCCGAAGGCAAAACTCTAGCAGTGGCGAAATCATGCCATGAGCCGCACGGGAACGCAATAGGCCCTCATGCGGCCTCGCGCATTTCGTAAATTACCGCCGCTACGGGGCTGAGTGCTCGGCGGTCCAGGTCCTCGCAGCAATCGAAGATCAGCTGCAGTACACCACCCCAATCCCGCTCCCAGTTGCACGACTCGAGCCGGACGCCATGCACCTGCCACAACCACGCCCGGAACTTCTCGGCGTTGGCCAATGGGTCCTCGTTGGCAGACTGCCCACCCTGGTGCATGTAACGGTAACGACTCATCACCCCCTTCACCACATACTCCAGCTTTTCGCGCTTGGCCGCCGTCATCCGCGGTGACTTGCTCTGCACCACCAGGAATACCACCTCCTCCGCTGCCTCGCGGATGTCGTCGCTTTGCTCGGCGGCGTACATGAAGTCACCGAAGACGCGGATCTGCGGGTGCAGCCGTGCGATTGCCGACTGGATATGCCCAGCCAAGGCACCGTGGACTGCGTGATTTGCCGTAGGACCGCGCTCAGTGTTCTGCACCACGACGCCCAATTGAACAACGTCAGAGGTCTGGCCCGGGGCCGGGTTGTATTTGCAGTCATGCCACGCCTGGCGCGCTGAGTTGATCTTCATGCTGCCTCCCCCCTCTTCAGCTCTTTGGACATTGCCCGGTATTTGGCCTTGATGGCCTTGATCTCTTCCACGGTGTACTTGCATGGCGCGTGCAGCCCCTCAAGCCAGGACACCTTCTCTTCGCCGATGCGCAGCACCAGACGGATGCGGTACTCCACGGCATTGCCGGATAGGTTGCGGTTGCACTTCACGCACTGGCGATGGATGTTCAGCGGCTCGAAGCGCAGCTCCGGGCAGGCGCCGACAGACCGGTAATGCCCGGCGTCCCACCGGCTGCCGGTCATGAGGTCATTGTCGTTCGGCGTCGAGTCACAACTGATACACGGCAGGTGGGCGTCACGCAGGCGCACGTACTCGTTCACCGCGGCCTGAGCTTCGCGGAGGTGATCCGCACGGGTCTTCAACTTTTCCTTGCGGGCCTTGATCTCGGCACGCCCAACCTGATCCAGCGACTTGCGCGCCTTCGCCTGGTTGACGTCCTTGATGGCAAGGCCGCACCTGGGGCTGCATACGGCTTGGCCCAGGCGTTGAGCGACGAACTTCTCGCCGCATTCTGGGTTCTTGCAGGTCTTGGGCTTGGGTTGTTTGGATGGAAGGCTCATCAGCGTGACTCCATCATGGCGGCGATGAGACACAGGATCACCGCGGCAAATGGTTGTCCGCCCATGGCGAGGATCAGTGCGATAAGCCAGATCATGCGATCACCTCCCGCGAATTCTGCTGCTCGGGCGCGAAGTCGCCGCGAAGGGGCATGAGATGCCTGTGCCGATACATCCAAACCCCGCCAGAAAGGATCTGAATGAAAGCGAGAGGACCTCCATCTGCATGACCTGAGTGCAACTCACCTCGGTATTTGTAAAGCAGCTTTGTATCTGAAAAGACCTCCAGCACCTCGGCTACCGCACCGGCGTGCTTTGGGTTGTTGCTGAAAATGATGAGAACGCTGTCACCCGGCTTGAAGTTATGGCTCATGCGGCCTCCTTGAATGCTTCGAACTCGGCCATCTCGGTCAGGCGCTCTTCGGTGAGCGTCGGCCAGTCATGCAGCACCAGGTACGCGCAGCACTGGCGCCAAAAGTCTTGGAAGACCTCTTCACCCATTGAGTCGTAGGACAGGCTTCGCGGCGTCTTGCGGGTGAGCTGGCCCAGGCCAGGGATGTCGAATGCTTCCTCGTCACAGTAAACGCCCGACTCCAGCTGGAGGGCCTTGATGGCGTCGTGGGACTGCTTGCCGGAGAACCGATCGATGTTCTGACTCAGCACCCGGCCCAGGCCGTGGACCAAACCGTTGAACCGTGGGTTGCGCGGCTGCTTGAGGTCGGCGCGGATCTTCGTGTTGATCCGGAAATCCCGCTCGCGAAGGATCGACCGGTCGGCGTCGGATGACGGCACGAACGCGGCCACCTCCTTGCCGGTGGCAGGATCGACCAGGCGGCGAAGCACCAGGTACACGGGCATTGGACGGGGCTTGGCTGGCTTGGTCATGGCTTCACCCCCGTCGCCTTGCTTACCTTCCCTTCAGCCTCAAGCTGGCGCATGGTTTTGCGCAGAGTATTCAAGTCGTAGGCCCGCATCATTGCCTTGATCCACTTGTTCACGATCGTTACGCAGGCGTAGGACAGGATGAACAAAATCAAGGCAAGCACGCCAACCGCAGAGCAAACCATCACGCCGTAGCCGATCCATTGAGCAATCTCGCTCATGACTGCTCTCCCTGGCCCAGGGCGGCCGCATGGAACTTATCTACGCAACCACGAAGGCCGTGCTTTTCTTGGAAGTAATCGCTTGCGTAAGAGCCCCACGTGTCAATTTCTTCAGCCGCCTCCAGAAGCCACTTTCGCAGTCCCTCCACCTCAGCCTTCAGCTCAGCATTCACCCGCTCGTAGGCTTCGTAGCCGGTCTTGAGGCCGGCGACTTCGGCGCGGAGCTGGTCGCGCTCGCTGGAAATATCAATCAACTTGGCTGCATTGCAATCGCATTGGCCGAGCCATTCGCCGACCATGTCATGCACGTCGCCAGTGTCTCCACAATTCCAGCAGGACGGGCCGTGGCGCCAAACCTCAAGCTCTTGCGCAAGATCACGCTCGGTTACACTCCGCAGTGTCTTCAGCCGCTCGTTCTCGGCGATCAGGGCCAGAATCACATCTGGGCCTGCCGCAAGAGTTAACTCGGTCATCCATCGTAATCCTGGGCGCAATGCAGCCTCGGCCAATCGCTTCAGTTCGTCGTACTGGCTCATGGCTTCACCTTCAGGCCTGCTGCTTCGATGGCTACCCTGGTATGCGCGACCCCTTCAATAAAACCCTGCACAAGCATGTGCTCTCGATTCAGTCCGTCCGCATCCGGTAGCTCAATCACCAGCGCCTCGCGGGAGGCCTGCCAGCCGTCCCAGGCACCATTGGCATAGGGAGATAAGTAATATTCAGGTGCCTCTGGAGCACGACGGAAATCCATGCCGCGAAACTTTGGGCTCCGCTCAAACTCTTCACGCATCTTGTCGGTCATGTCCGCTTCTCCGCTGCTTCTGCGATCAATGCCAGGCGCTCAAAGCGCTCAGCAGCCTGGCTGGCGAGATTGGCTAAGTCCGCCTCATCCACCACCGGCATGCACACGAAACGAATGCCGTGCTTGACCATGGCGTTCGCCATCTCAAGGGATTGGCGTAGTTGGGCTGGGTTTGCTCGTTTCATGCTCGTGACTCCAATTCCTGGGCCTGCTTGATGAGCAGTGCGCGGCGATCTGCCAAATCGTCGGCGGCTTCAATGCGTAGTTCGAGCTTTCGCTCTGCGCTGGCTTTTCGCATTTCCATCATTGAGTTCTTGACCAGTTCCAGCTTCTTGCGCAGCACAGGCGCTGGCCGAGTGACGGTGCCAGTAAGCAAGCCTGCAATGGCCCGGCCGTCCTCAGTGATCGGCTCAACGCTCAGGTCGGCCAGGTATTTCTGCCCGTGGTCACTGGGAATACGCTTTAACTCCATGGCCCTGGTGACGGCCTGGATACGACGATTGGCGTCAAAGCCAACAGAGACGTGCCAGTTCACAGGCTTGGCATCCTCTCGGGATTGGCAGACAAACCGCTCATACGCGCTGATGAAGGCCATCCTGGCGCCGATCTTGTCGCCGGCATCGAGCACAGGCTTGGCAGCGGCCAGAGCCAACTGGATTTCGTCGGTCAGCACCACGGTCTCGAACTCATCGTTCGTGGTCAT